GATTTACTATTTGTAGCAATAATTTGATTCGAAGTATCAGACGTTATTCTTTTGTAGGGTAAATTACGCTCTGTATCCATAGGAACATAATTTCCGTCAGAATCTTTAACAAATTCTAAAGGGATTTTATCTTTTGTAAAAAAATCATTTGGTATTACTTCATCATCTATTTCTTCCCAAAAAGTATTAGTGTTAAGGTTTTGCAGTTTATTCTTTGTAGGTAAGGGTTTGTTATAAATACGTTTTAATATACGTTTATTTTTTTCATTATCTTTTAAAGCATTTGTTATTACTTCATCAAAAGATTGTTTTTTTAATGTTTTATTTAAAGTAGATTGAATATACTGAATTATTGCAGGAGGTAATGAATTATAAGCGTCAGAAGTTAAAAAATAATCTTGAATTTGTAAAGGAACACCTCTTCGGTTTAAATCTGTATCTCCTTTAGCTATATCCTCATAATTAAAAATATTTTTATACCTTTTTGTAAACTCCTTAGAAATAGTAGATTGTCTCAATCTTTTAAGAAATTTATCAAAAGCTTTTTTGTCATCATCATCCTTAAATATACCAAAATTTAATTCTCTTCTTACCTCAAAACTATATGGATTATTAATGTTACCTATATCACCCCTGTAATAGCGGTCTATATCAATGTCTGATTTTTCACCAAAACGCTGAAAAGTAGTTTCTCCTGCAATAGGGGAATATATTTTAGGAACTTTTTTATCACCGTCTTCAGAAAAAATACCGATGTTTTTAGAAAATTCGTTTGTATTCGGGTTTGCTTCTAATTTTTTACCTTGTGTAATAGTAAATTGTGGTGATACTGGAAACACTAATTTTTTAGTTTTAAAGTCTATGGTAGGTAATATTTTAAAATGATTTTGAATCCTATTGGTTTTAATTCCTAACTTAAAATTATCATATATGTTGTTAAGAATATTTAAAGCTAACATATTTTTGTTTTTGACAGCTTCTGTAAAAAAACTTTCTCCCTCGTCTTTTACTTTATTAGAAAACTTTACTATGTCTTCTATTTCATTCTCTAAATTATTTAATAAGTTACTTAATTCTTCTTTTGTTTTTGGCATATCTTTTAAATTAACGCCCAACAATTGGTTAATAGAATTTGTTGGGTCCATTCGAGATAAAGCTTTTTCAAAAGAATTATTTTTATCTTCTAATACTTCTCTAGTTTTAACTATTGCTTTTTTTAATAGTGGTATTATATCTCCCGTATTTGTTACGTTATCAAAAAAAGCATTTAGTGCGTTTGAAGAAAAAGAAATTTCTCCTTTTAGTAAAGCATCTAAAATTTTATCGGGAGATTTATCTTTTAATGAAAAAAATCCTCTTGAAGTATCTTCCAACTTTTTTAAAGAAGCACCTTCTGAACTTACGTCAATATAGTCAGATTTAGATTTATTAAGCCATTTTAAATATTTATCAGAAAATAAATCTTTTGTTAACTCTCTCTTAAGAACATTGTCAAAACCTTGACCTTTTAAAAGACCTCTTTCCATATTTTCGGAATACAACTTATCAAAAGTTTTGTTAACTTCTTTAAGACTTTTTCTTATATCAAATTCTACATTTGAAAAACCAGCTAAAGGGTTTATTGAAGAATCTTTAGGATACTCATAATTTGCTATGATTGTTTTACCATCTTCTGCTAATTTAAAACTCTTTGACCCATAAGTAATAGGTGGTATAGGTGCATTTTCAAATAAAGGAGCTACTGTATTTACATAATTTTTTCTAATATTATCAAATTCTGTTACAAGTTTTTTTTGAAAATCTGTTTCTAAATAACTAGGATACATTTCAATTGGTCGTTCTCCTCTGTTATAAAGTGCATCTACTACTTTTTTGTCAAATACTTCAAGCATTGGTTTTTTAAGCTTATCCAACTCTTTTCGAGCGTTTTTTCTAACTTGATTATATTTTGCAAAAAGATTTGTAAACTCTTCTGATCTTCTCTCTGAAAAATCAACAAAAGTTTCACTCCCTTTTATATCTTTAAAAGTTGGGTCAGCTTCAATATCTAAAGTAGGAATGGTGCTCGATTGCATCCCTTCTCCCCCTCGTTCTCTTAACTTGTCATACAACTTTAGTTTAGCTTGACGTAATTTTTCATAATTTTCAGCAGCTTCTTTTTGATTTATTTTTTTTGATAAATCTTGTATACGAAAAAATTTTCTTTTAGATTCGTCACTTAAAAACCGAAAATCTTTTAGTTTTTCTAACTCATTAGGATCAGCTACAAGCATTTGATCAAGTCGGTTATTAGCCACGGCAATATTTTGCAGCTCTCTTTCAGCAATCTCTGATGCAACGGAAGAACGTAGTTCCTTTGTTCCTTTAAGAGATTTTTCATATTTTGCTAATGCGTTTTCATATTCATCTATTTCAGGAATATTAAAGCTTTTCACTTTGCTACCTACTAAAGTACTTTTTGGTTCAAAGGGAATTATATTCGGACTCGTAAAACTTTGAGCTTTTTGAACAAAAGGATATAATGTTTCTTTTATTTCTGGCGTAACTTTCATTCCCGCTCTAAATGCCGCATACGGAAAAGCACCAATACCTACTAAACTAGCAGGAGTAAAAAACTGACCCGCTTTGTAATCTAAACTATCTTTAGGTAATTTGAGTCCCAGACTTTCTACTGACTCCTCCACATCGGTAGTCGTAGGCGTCCCTCGTAAATACTTAAAATACGGTATACTTTGAGCAAGATATTGTCCTCCCGGGCTTTGTTTTACCGCTTCATAAATATCCCCTGTTAATCCTGCAGTCGCTACAGCAGCTCCTTGAATCGTGGGCTTTACTCTAGCGGCTTCTTCTTGTCCTAAACTTTGTGATTGAATAGTCTGTGTAAGTGTGGGGTTATTAACAATATCTGTTAATTTATTTTTAATAAAAGGAATAAAACTTGCAATACCCTTGTTTGCTGCTTCACCACCCTCTTCATAACGAGAAATGACTTTTCGTTTACCATTAACCGTGGATTGTTGAGGAATTAAAGGTCGTACTATCATTTATCCGTAATATTGTATTGGTCGCAAATTCAAAGGTTCATCATCCCAATCATCAGTCGGTAGTTGCACAAAATTGCCCTGACGATAACGCATCAGTGCCTGTGTTGTACTATCCACCAAGTCGTCATACTCTCCATTCGGAAATGCAGCACACTCCTCAATCAATTCGTCTGCCCATCGTTCCTCTGGAGCCCAAATCATCCCACTTTCAAATAGGGGTGAAATGCTGTGTACTCTTGATAATTTATCATTTCCACGGCTAGGTGTAAAGTTTACCACAGGTATTCCTATTTGTCTCAACTCATGTGTGAGTGGAGTCCCTGTTGCCTTTGCTTCAATAATCACGGTTTCTGGTTCCCAAAATTTGTACTGCTCATACGCTACTTGCTTCAGTTCTGGAAAGTCCCAACGATCTTTTTTTACATCCAACAGAATTAAACCCATCGGACCCGCTTCTTCTGGTTTAAAAACTCCCCATGTTGTAATCGCAGAAAAGTCAGCCGTCTCACTTTTACTAAACGCTGTATCGTAACTCTGAATAACATATTCCAAAGCAGGGACATTCGGTTTTGTCCATCGTTTCCACCACTCTCTTTTCAAAATAGATGCCTGATCGCCCGTTGGTTGTTGTTGATACTGTGCGTTCCACTTACTCGGTGGAATAGATGCTTTTACCTTCGTTAAATCCTCTAAAGACCAGAATCCTTCCCAACAAGGTTTACCAGACGGCATAATAGCGGGTAATTCTACCACTTCCCATTGGTCTGCATCGGGGTCTTTGAGCTGTGCTTTAATCAATTTGCCCGTCAAATCCTTCTCTGACCACCGTGTCATTACCAAAATAATCGCTCCACCGGGTTGTAAACGCTGTCTCGGACCACCTGTGTACCAATCATACGCATCTTCAAAACCATTAGACGACATTGCCGTTTGCTCCGAGTGCGGATCATCAATAATAATCAAATCACCACCACGACCAGCGAGGTTTGAGCCAACGCCCACGGCATAATACATTCCTCCACGGCTCGTGTCCCATCTACCTGCCGCTTTGGAGTCCGCAGAAAGCTTTGCTTCTGGGAAAATTTCTAAATATTCGTCTCTTTCCATCAAATTTTTGGTTTTTCTACCAAAATTAACAGCAAGTTCCGTGGTGTGTGTCGCTTGAATAATCTTCATGTTGGGTTTTCGCCCGATCATCCATGCAGGAAACAAAAAACTAGCAAATTCTGACTTGGTATGTCTTGGTGGCATATTAATAATCAATCGTTTGAGCTCACCCGTTGCTATTTTTTCTAATTTTTCAGCAATAATACGGTGATGTTTGCCTACAATAAACTCAGCCCACATTGATTTAACAAATGGGAGAAAACTATCCTTGCATTTGTCCATCTTATTAAGTTGAGCAAGTCGTAATTCTAACTTTAATTTTCTTTCATCAGCTTCTATTTCGTTCATAATCCTTGGTCAAGCATACATTCATCATAAATTTGTAATCCAATGGCATTGGGATTTTCTAACATCCCTCGATACTTTTCTGGATTATCAAGTTTCATACTCATTAACTCCATCACACGCCTATCTACCTCGTGTAACACCTTTTCCTCAAAATGAGATAACATTCGATTGGTCTTGACTGAAGGAACCAACCCATGATTCCTTATATCTGCAAACCGTGTCGCCAAATGGTACACCTCTTCGCACATCTCCCATTCATTCAAATCGTCTAACTTCCACGCATGAGTGTAAGTAAAATAAATAACTGCCCAAAAAATAATCGGTATAAAAACAATAGACATATATGTCTTTTTCATTTCTTCCCTATAGTATGTAAAACATCTACCATACCATCTTTTTGCTCATCCAAGCTAATCTTAAAATAGGGTGGTGTCTGGAGTCCCGAATACGCTACATCGACCACGGAGTCCCCTCGGTATAAATACAACTCGCCTTTTGATCCAAGCTCCGTGACTTTTTTCACAAGAAGCCAGACATTCGCCTTTTTGTGTTTGGACAAAAACGACACTTGGTGTGGACGAATATCCACCTTATTACTGACACAAAATTTTAACTCCACCAGATGGAACCGTGACTCGTGGTCACAGATTAATACATCAGGTATTCCCGGTGTTAACCACGTCTCCAGTCGATTCGCTATCCATGTTGGATGCGTCACTTTCATCGTGTCCTTCATCATGGTCCACAGAGCGTTCTCCTTCCTCCGAATCGATGACTCCTTCTTCGGTGTCTTCAACCTCTTGCCCGTCTTGTTCATCGGTGAGGTGCTTTTGATCGTCTGAGTCAACCCCATCTTCTTCAACTCTTTCTGGAGTAATGTCGATTGCATAGCTATCCCTTATCTCTTTCAGTGCTTTAATTACTTCGTCCTTGGACATTGATTCAATACTGCCGTGGCGTATCTCACTCTTATTCACATAAATGTCCCCCGATGCTTGACCCCTACGATACTCTGCCATGACCGCTGCCGAGTAAGCACCATTCTGCATTGCCGTGTCACGGATAACTTGTAAATCCCTTAAGTGCCGATCCTTACGCACAGCATACTTTGAATCCAACTCCCTCTTTTGACGCATATATTCTTGATACACATGAGGATAAACATTCGGGTTCAAAAGATTACTTGCTATCGCACTTGCCGTTTTAGCAGAATATCCTGCATTGATTGCCGCTTCACGTTGCGTGATCGTGCCATCTTTGGTGATGAGTTCCTTAACAAAAAGCTCTTGTTTGCGAGTAAGTGTTAACGGTCGCCTTTTAGCGGGTGGCTTGTCTTTACCCCTTAACGTCTGTCGTTGAGAGCTGGGTAATACATAACGGCTCGAGAATCCCAATATAGTCTCCTAATTAAAATGTACACGGACAAGGGTATAGGAAAATTACTTTTTTGTCAAAGCGATATTATCAGTTTTATCTTATATGACTTCGTTGCAAATTTTATGTGATTATTTGTCAAAAACATGCAACTACATGCGTTTGTTTAGATTCGTGCATTTTGATTAAATTTTTTTGCTTTTTTGTGCGTGGTTCGTGGTTTTTATGGCTCTATTCGGTCTGAGTCCCTAAAAAAATAATGGCACATTGTCCACGTTTCACGGATCGTTGACCGATTTTTTTAATTAACCGATTGCATAAATTAATTTTTAACGGTTCACGGTGCGTTTTTCGTACGTTTTAAAACAAATGCGACCGTCCACGGTTCGCAGAATTAAACGACTTGATAATATAAAACAGCAGACGAAAAAAAAACCGTCAATAAATAACGGTTTAATTATAGATAAATGTTTTTTATTTTACTTTTTCAATAATATTTTTAGTCTTATCTTTTTTGGTGTAACACTTTAAACAGTTTATGCAATTTGATATTTTAGGATCACAATTAACGGCACTTAATAATTTTTTATTATCTTTAACATTATTAAATGATTTATCAAAATATTTTGGTGGCTGTTCTATCGTATCAATTTTTTCATTAGACCATATCAAAATTAAATTTTTTGGTTTTTTATTCTCTTTATAAAACTTATTAATTAAACTTATTTTTTTAGTCCATAATGTAAACATGCAATGCTTATTTTTATTAACTATAGCAATGTAATTTAATAAATGATCATAATTAATCAATTCACCGTGACCGTTTAGACGGCATATTGCCGAATTAATAAATGGAATTTGATTTTTTTCCAATGGTTTAGAAAATAAAACACTGTTATATTCATATGTATTTTTTGCATTTTTGTACCGTTTCATGTTTCGAATAGCAAAACATTTTTTGCAGATGGTGGACTTTTTAGAATTATACATAGCCATACAAAATTTATTCGTTAATGGGTTTGTATTAATAGCCGTCATGTTAACCATTTTACCGTTTTTATGTTCGGTTATAAATGG